ACTTTATTTCAACGTGCTTGCATGGAGCAGATACTTGAAATGCCACCTACCATGCGTCCAAACAAGTGGCATCAAACTATATCTCAACTGCTAAAAGATGCAACAAAGCTTGAGGTTCCAGAGGAACTGAAAGTATCTGGTCAGTTTACAGAGCTTCTACGTATTTATTGTACGAACAGAATACGAGCCATACATCCAGAGGAACTTATACATGGTAAGCCTTGGACAGATGAGGGATTAACCATGTTTACTATGTCTGGTCTCGTAGAGTTTTTGAACAATCGTAAGTTCACACATTTCACCAGAGCGCAGATACAAGAGCAGTTGAAGAAACTAAATGAGGACAATGATTGCAGTGGACACAAGAGCATACGAAAGGAATCGGGGGATCGAACAACAATAAGAGTATGGTGGGTTCCAGAATTTAAAGGAGAAGAAGTGAAACTAGAAACAGAGGAAATAGGTGATGACGAAATACCCTTCTAAGCTAATGAGGATTGGCGACATAACAGAATGGTTAAACGTATCGGAGTCAGCCATATACAAATGGGTGAAGGAGGAACGTTTTCCAAAACCAATTAAGTTTGGTGATGACAATACAAAAAGAATGTCAGCCAGATGGATTCGAGAGGACGTTGAAAAATGGTTAGAAGAAAAGAGAGCTAGAAGTTTATTCGAATGATAGAGAATAGTAAACTAATACTAGGTCCACCAGGATGTGGTAAAACTTACACTTTGATACAAGAAGTGAAGAATGCTCTTGCTGATGGGATAAGTCCTTCTCGTATTGGAGTGGTTTCATTCACGACCAAAGCCATAAGAGAGTTTATTGATAGGGCATGTGCAGAGTTTAATCTTACAAAGGATGACTTTCCACACTTTAGAACGTTACATGCTACCGGGTTTCATGGACTAGGTTTAGACTCTGCCGATGTAATGGGAAGAGAGGATTACAGAACGTTAAGTAATATGCTTGGTGTGGACTTTGAGGGTGCAGATGCAACATCCCCGGATGAAGGAGTTCTTATTCCTACGATTGGTGGTTCAGGTTCCAAGTATTTACAGATGATAATGAGAGCAACTTACAAAGAAGTACCACTTGATGTTGAGTATAGTAACGCTAGTGATTATACCTTGTACTTTGAAAAATTAGTCCAGATATCTAATCAACTTTTATTATATAAGGGTAACGCTAACAAACTAGATTTTTCTGACATGATAAAGAAGTACATAGAGGATGTAGATCCACCCTATCTTGATCTTTTAATTGTAGATGAGGCACAAGATTTAACTCCTTTGCAGTGGACAATGGTGGAAAAGATGGCAAACAATTCTGATCAAATTATTATTGCTGGTGATGATGATCAGGCAATCCATCGTTGGACAGGCGTAAACGTCCAGAGATTTGCCAATTCCTCTGACAATATAAAAGTACTTAATAAATCTTTTCGCCTACCACGTAGTGTCTGGGCGTTGTCTGAGCGCATATCTAGACGCATACCTAACAGAATAGCTAAAGAGTTTTATCCAAGAGAGGAGGAAGGAAAAGTAGATTGGGTATGGAGAGTTGAAGACCTACCATTAGATCAAGGTTCTTGGACTATCATGGCAAGAACAAATAACTTTGTAAGAGACATGGCAGAAGATTTAAGGTCGTTAGGTTATTTTTATTCCATAAAAGGGAGATCATCTATAAAACAAGAACACTTAGATGTCATGTCTATATGGAAGTATTTACAAAACTACTATGCTTTACCAGTTGATACGATAAAAAGATTTTATAAGTCCGTTCCTAAAATGGGGAAGGATGCAGTTGTGGCTAGAGGTTCTGCATCTTTACTTGATATGTTGGCTCCAGATGCGGATGTTACACATGCAGAACTCGTAAAAGATTTTGGTATGCTTGCCCCTTTGAGTCGAGATGCAAAGGACATAGTCAGACTAAGTGAAGAAGAGAAGTTGTATATAGCAGCTCTTGAAAGAAGAGGAGAGTCTATAGAGGGTATTCCTCGTATCAAACTATCAACCATCCATGCTATGAAAGGAGGGGAGGATGATAACGTTGCCGTTTATTTGGGTTCAACTCAAGCTTGTGCAGAGGGTAAACATCCAGAGGACGAACATAGAGTATTCTACGTAGCAGTTACTCGAGCAAAACAAAACTTATACTTAATAGAATCAGATAAAAAATACAGGTACATAATATGAAAAATAAAAAAAGACGAGTTCAGAAACCATTGTTTCTGTTGAACTATGAATGTCCTTGTGGATACACATGGAAAACTTATTGGGATAAATACTCTAAAGACCAGTGTGTAGAGTGTGGTAGATACATTGATCCAAAGGAGAAGATACAGTGAAAAGAGAAAAAATATTACAAGAGGCAGAAAGATTAATTAATGGTGACAGAGCAAAAGATTATGGTGATGCTTATGTTAATCATAAAAGAATAGCAGATATTTGGTCTGTTGTTTTTGGTCACGAAGTAACTGTAAAACAAGTGTATCTTTGTATGATTGCCTTAAAATTAGCTCGTCTTGTGCATGAGGATAAAGAAGATTCATGGGTTGATATCTGTGGATATGCAGGTTTAGGGGGCGAGTTAGATGGCAAGAGATAGAAAAGACAAAAGCACTATTGATTATTTTCATAGATTAGAGATTGATGTCATAGATAAAGATTGGAATATTCCTTGTGACTATCCAGATCTTTCACAGTATAGACAAGTAGCGGTTGATTTAGAAACGCATGATCCAAGGATCAAGGAACTAGGTCCCGGATGGTGTAGAAAAGATGGTTTTATCGTAGGCATAGCAGTTGCAGCTGGTGATTACTATGGATACTTCCCTATCCGACACAAGAATGGACATAACTTAGATCCTAAAATAACAATGCGTTGGTTTAAAAAACAGATGGAGACTCCAAATGTAGATAAGATTATGCACAATGCTACCTATGATCTGGGTTGGTTACGAGCCGAGGGTATCGAGGTACAAGGAAGAGTCATTGATACTATGGTCACTGGTGCTATCGTAGATGAAAATAGATTTTCTTATAGCTTGGATAATCTAGGAAGAGATTGGATTAACATGCGTAAGGATGAAAAACTATTACGTGCTACTGCAAAAGACTGGGGCATAGATCCAAAGGCAGACATGTGGATACTACCACCAGCAAAGGTAGGTGCTTATGCAGAACAAGATGCTGTTATGACACTAAAACTTTGGGAGCGATTAAAACAAGAGATTGAGAAACAAGATCTATGGAATATCTGGAAGTTAGAAACAAGTCTCATACCCACCATGCTAGATATGAGAACGCATGGAGTTCGTGTTAATTTAGACAAGGCAGATCAAATAGATGTTTCTTTATCTCACAAAGTAAAAGAACTAAAGGAATGGATAAAATTAAAAACTAGTATTGATATCAAACCCTGGGCAAGTGATTCGGTTCGACAAGTTTTTGATAAACTTAATTTAAAATATCCTAAGACAGAAATAGGGTCTCCTTCTTTTACAAAACAATTCTTAGCGAATCACCCACATGAAGTATGTCAAGCAATTGTAAAGGTCAGAGAGTTTGATAAAGCAGGTTCTACTTTTATTAATACAATTAAAACTCATGCACACAAAGGACGCATTCATGCAGAGTTCCACCAGTTAAGAAGTGATGATGGTGGAACTGTGACAGGTAGGTTCTCTTCATCTAATCCTAATCTGCAACAGATACCGGCTAGAGATCCAGAGATCAGAAAGATGATACGTGGTTTGTTTTTACCAGAAGAGGACACCAAGTGGGGATCCTTTGATTATTCTAGTCAGGAACCAAGGCTCTTGGTTCACTTTGCTGCGAGTCTTGGTAAAAGAAAACATGAAATGGTAGATGGTATTGTAGAGGAGTATCATAATGGTGACGTTGATTTACATCAGATGGTTGCAGACTTTGCCGGGATTAGTCGTAAGGAAGCAAAGACAGTAAATCTTGGTATTATGTATGGTATGGGTAAAGGTAAACTAGCGAATCAGTTAGGGGTATCTTTAGAAGAAGCCTCTGACATATTGAACACACACAAGTCTAAAGTTCCTTTTGTAAAAGACTTAGCCGACATAGCATCCAAACAAGCTTTAGACTATGGAGTGATTCGAACTTTGCTAGGTAGACGTTGTCATTTTCATTTATGGGAACCAAAGTCTTTTGGTTATAACAAACCATTATTATATGAAGATGCTATGAAAGAGTATGGTCAACCTCTAAGAAGAGCGTTTACATACAAGGCTTTAAACAAATTGATACAAGGTTCAGCTGCAGATCAAACAAAAAAAGCTATGGCTGATTGTTATAAGGAGGGATTACTACCTATGTTAACAGTGCATGATGAGTTATGCTTCTCAGTACAAGATAAGAATCAAGCTAAAAAAATAAAAGATATTATGGAAAATGGATTAAATGATATACTAAAAGTGCCATCTAAAGTAGATGACGTTCTTGCTAATAATTGGGGAGAGGTAGATTAATGAAATACACAGAACATAGTAAAAAGGTACTTAGTTTAAAGAAGATGCACCCCATGCAACTAGACGCTCTTATGAATCTTATAGGAGTAAGTTTAGCAGTTGCGGCAGCATTAGAAGATGAATCAGCAATAGAAGCAGTAAAAGAATCTGCTGACGATTTAATTCAATTGCTTGGTGGGAATGGTATTAATATAGAAACTAGGCACTAAACTTTACCAAGTCTCTGAGCTATCTCTATGTCTTTAGGATTATAGTTTAGTACAGAGGGAGTTACCGTAGCAGACTGAACGCTTGGTTGAATGTTTGTAGGTGCAACGTTGGGAGTACTAGGTGCAAGATTAGGACTGACAGATGCAATGTTTACATTAGCAGGGGTTGGGATACTTGATTGATCTTCTACTTCAAAGGGTTGATTAAAATTAAATTTAGGAGAGTCTGGTGTAAAAGATTCTCCAAACTTTCTTTTTCTTTGTTCATTAATGTAAGATTGTATTTCTTTTCTTGGAAGTAAGTTAATAGTTTCATTTGACCTCATGTCTTTTAATACAGAGTCACTTGGAAAAGGTAATGGATTATATCTACCTCTCATTAGATCTTTATAGTCACCCACACCTGCATCCTTTAAAATCTTTTTTATTTTGGAGTCTTTAAAACCTAAAGTTCTAAAATCTTCTATGACAGTATAAAATTTATTATAAACTCTAAATCTATCTTCATTAGCTTCTTTAAAAGTTTCTAGTAAATCAGATGTGGTCGTGTTTGGTCTCCTAGCTTCTGTGTTAAACTTACCAGAAGCACTTCTTCTATCACTAGAAAACTCAAATCCTTTATATTTTAACGTTTTATCAAACGTTCCTTCTGATTCGGTAATACCACTAAAAGCTCTAAACAATTCTTCAGTTAAATCTCTTTCTATTCCCCTTGAGTCTTTTTCTGAAATACCTAACTCTTCATTTAAATCTAAAGAATTAATTAAACTTCTAGGAAATCTACCAACTTGAAACTCTCCTCCTCTTACATCTAACGGTACTAAACTTGGAATAATTGCATCTAATATGTGAGCAAAACTTTTTGCAGCTTTGGTTCCCCTATCATCAGTGTCTCTATATACCTTTGCACCAGTTACAGTTTCTCCTCCTCTGCCAACAGCAATATTTGAAAGAATCTTTAATCCTGGTATTTTTGTTTGTGGATCAAGAACATCTCTAACCTTTGCTGCCACAATGCTTTCTTCAGTAAATGGAGCAAAAAATTCATTTAAAGATTCCATGCCTGCTTCAAATGCTATCTCGGATCCACTTTTGCCAAGTTTCTTACCCTCTTCCATTTTGTTTAAAGCAGCTATAACTGTCTTCTCTAGAATATCATAAGGGTTGGAATAACTAAAATTAATATACTTAGGAGTACCATCTTCATTTCTACCTGTTGGTACTAATCTAGCATTCTTTTCCCAATCTGGAACGCCAGATCTTTGCAGTGCTTCCATTTCATCCTCTGTTACGCCAGAAAACTGATGCCCCATTTTTGACAAAGTAGTTGGAAGAACAACTGATGTTGTCAACGCTCCTATTAATCTTCTTAATCCTATTTCCTGTATGGCGGGATTTGCATCTGCTAATTCATCTATTCCTCGACCCACAGTGTTAATACTTGTTCTTACAATTTCATAAGGAAAAGCAATAAAATTACCCACTGGTAGTTTTCTTAAAGACTTAATAAATTCAGGAGCAAGATTGTAATTTGGAACTGTGTTTCTTACAATTCTAGCAGCCTCATCATCTAAAAAATTATCTATTGCTTTTTGATCTACAAAAGGTGAACCTGTTTTTCTTTGTAAAAAAGAAGCCTTTTGATCTGACGACATCTTACCCAAAGCATTTCTAAGTTTGTTTTTTTCAAACTCAAAATTATATATTTTCCAAATATCATCACCACCTTGATATAAGTCCTCTGCTTTTTTACCAATATTTCTAACAAACTTTCCAACGGGATTATCTGTTAACTTAGATCCAAATCTTCTGGCTGTTGGTAAACCTTCAACTGTTGCATCATCTGTGTATCCAAATCCTTTTGAAATTAAAGATTGAAGTTCTTTCAACTCAGCTTGACTATTAATAACACCAAGTCTTTGCAACTTTTTTAAATGATCTAAAGAGTCTGGTCTATCTAATATGTTATCATAAACTAATCTCATGGACTCTAGTAAGTTAGATCCACGCCCCACGTTTCCTTGCATAGTGGCAAATAAAGCAGCAGTGCTTACGTTTCTTATTTGCGTAATAGGAGACAAAACTGT